AGGGTGCGACTTACTACCACAGGGAGGACGTTAATCCTTATTGGGTTGACGGCCTTGGGACTAGGCGGCAGATAGGCCGTCATATATTTTATAGGGAGTAAGTATGAGTTCGTCTGATTTACAAGAAGCAATTTGTCAAACCACATGCGCTATACACGACAGCATTATTGCAGATCGACATAACATCAAATATGAAAAAATACTTGTCGAGCATTTGAAATATCTTTTGGAGGTGCAAAGAGCGAAATTCAGTGATGTTGACGCAGGGAAAATAGTTTGGCTAAAGGAGCAAACATGAGCACAGACATGATGGAAGTGATACACAAAGCCATTGACGAGCTACAGATCGGCTTGGATAAAATTGAAGACAAGCAAGTCAAGGAGACATACAATGCTTTAGTGGCTTTACAAATAGAGCTGCACAGGAAGTACACTTCACACTACACGAAGAGGCTCGGCCTTTATGGCAGTAAATAGCGAAGGCGATTATGACATGCCGCTTGATGTAGCAGCGGCTAGGAAGTCCTACCCTGTTACGAACAGGAAGTTTAGCGAGGCTCTTATCAAGCTGCGCTATGACCGGATGGATAGAGAGACTCAGATCAGAGCTGAGAAAACCCTACTCTCTCTTAAGGATGGGCGGTATTGGAAATGACTAGAGCTGTGAAGCGCAGGGTCAAAAGGAAATCTAAACCCAAGACCAAGACCTCGGCTCAGTTAAAGCAAGAGTGCTACAAAGCTGTACAAAAATTAGCCAGATTGGCAGCATCGGACGACAACGGATACTGTTCCTGTGTGTCCTGCGGAGTGACTAAGCATTACAAAGATATGCAAGGCGGTCATTTCATTCCGAAAGGCAACTCTTCTTACTGGGCGTTAGAGATAGAAAACGTCCACCCTCAGTGTCCTGCGTGTAATATGTGGGGCATGCGACACGGTTCAGCTGCGCAGGAATACACCCTGTTCATGGAGGATATGTACGGTCGCCCCTTCGTGGAGGAGATGATCGCGAAGAAGTCCACCCCTGTGAAGAGGTACAAGGCAGACTACGAGGAGCTTCTTGCGGAGTTCCAAAAGCTAATTGACCACCACGAGAAGAGGATATGCTAGGGGCTGTCACTTTTACAAAAGAACATCTAAAAAAAATGAGGTCTTGCCGAGGCGGGTTTTGCAAAGCTCAAATTGATTTGTGTAGGAAAATAATAAAAGAATTAACTGGCAGTGATAAAGGAAAGCCATCCAAGCTTGTTGGGTTAAAGATAGACCAAAGCATGATTAATCTTTTGATTAACACCAGAAACCAAAGTCTTCAGGGTTACGCTCCTAAAAAAACAAGAAAAAAACAGAGGAGGCATAGGTCATTCAATAAACCTCAAAGCACTCAAGAAGCAGAAAGATCGAAATTAAAATCGCAAGCCATACCAAGTCAGCTATTCTATAAATCGCGACAGTGGAGGGAGTTAAGAGTTTCTGTTCTTGAAGAGTATGAATGTAAATGTATGATGTGTGGTTGTAGCCCAAAGGAACACGGGATTGTAGTTCATGTAGACCACATAAAACCAAGAAGCACTCACCCTCATTTAGAGCTAAAAAAAGATAATCTTCAAATTTTGTGCGAAGATTGCAACCTTGGTAAGTCTAATTATTACATCACCGATTGGCGGCCTTTCAAATGCTCGTAACACTTAACGAAAAAGAACAAGAGTACTGTCAAAAGATAGGGTCTGATAGATATAATTTATGCAGACAACAAGGTCTTAAACAGTTAAGGATTGACGACTCACCGCTAGATGTAGAAACACTAGGAGTAGAGGGAGAGTTTGTCTTTGCCAAGGTGTTTGGGTTTGACTACCCCACGGCAGAGGGCGCTGATGGTGGTGTGGACTTCGAGGAAGGAGGTCTGACCATAGATGTTAAAGCTGCATCTCAAGAGCATTACAATCTCATTTTCAGAAGTTTAGAGTCGTTTAAGTCTGATACCGCTGTCCTCGTGGTCAAAGTCTCAGATAACACCTTGAGGCTTGTAGGTGTAATCTCTAGGAAGAAGTTTGAAGAGATAGCAGGAAACATGCCGAGCAGACCGGAAAGCTACATCGTCAAACAAAAAGATTTATTTCCTCTCAAGAACCTATGGGATGAGATAGGCAAGCGGAGATTTAAGAATGGATGACGAGCTAGTATTTGTCTTTCAGATGATGAGTCTTGACGAGCTAGACGACTGGGTTAATGAGTTCGTCACTGAGTCAGAAGGCAGGGATAGGAATGCTATCTGTACTATGACCTTCGCGATGGAGTCCATGTATTCCTTCATCGCAGACAGCGAAGAAAGAATGAACGAGTACAAGATGTTTAAGTCACAGTTTAACCCCGAGCAGGAGTTGTTACATTGAAGTCTACCGATTACCAAGTGGCAGGCGACCACTACAAGAAGCTAAAGATTCAACCAGTAGAGTACATCCTGGCTAACAATCTAGGGTTCTGCGAAGGGGCTATCGTGAAGTACATCTCTCGATGGAGAGACAAGGGGGGAGTCGAGGACTTGCGGAAGATTAAGCAGTTCTGTGAGTTCTTGATTGAAGAGGAGTTAAAGAACAAGCCCCTCCCCACGATGGAGGAGAGGCGTTTGCCGAGGGGTTAATTATTGCTGTTGAGATTTCCACGCAGCTTCAATAACGTTAAAATATTCTCCGCTTGCTTTCTTGAAGTTTTCCAATTCTCCTTTAGCTGCAAGCTGTCTGTAAAGAGCAGCCTTGGCTGAAGGAGTTCCTGTTCTAGCAATTCTCATTTTTTCTGATAGATCAAGTTTAGCAGCGTCTTGCCTTGCGCTTTCTATCTGGGCAGATCGTGATACAGCCGAAGTTGCAGGCTCAATTTTTTGCAGTCCCTGAGCAATAGATTTTTGCGCTTGAGTTTGACCTGCAAGTATTAACTGTCCAGTTTCACTTCCTAAAAATCTTCCAAGCGGAGCTAAAGAGGCTAGACTTATAATTCCTCCTATTCCTCCTCCTGTAAAAAATCCTCCTGCTGCCGCCATAGACGCATATAAATAAGCAGGTCTTCCTTCTTTCGGGCTAACAGAAGGCATCAAGTCCTTAACTTTTTTAAGTTGATCTAAGTCTTTTGTTAATTTCACCTGTACGTCATTATACTCTTGAACAACGTCATCCATTCCGCTTAACTGTGCTTGTGTTTGTTTTTTTGCTAAAGCCTTTGCCTCTCCCTCTAGCACCCCTACAGCAGAAGCTATTTTTGCTTTTTGCAATCTAGCCGATGATTCTGCTGCTTTTTGTGTCAAAGATTTTACTTTTGAGGAGTAATCATTTAACTCGTTAGCTTCTTTATATAATACTCCTTTTCCTGCCGCAAATTGTCTAGTTCCAAGATTTTTGCTTAAAGATGAAAGCCATTCTTTTGCGCTAAACGCTCCTTTCGCACCTGACCTAGAGGCAGCAGATACAGCATCCCTTAAGGAAACAAAGTGCTTATAATTTTTTATATCTGAGTCAAATTTTATTCTGTCTGACGGATTTAATTTAGCACGAACAGTCTCATTTACTTGATCTAAAATTTTTCTGTTTACTAAAGAGATGCCAGCTTGTCTTGGATTCTCGAATGAAACTGATTTTGAGCTAATTTTATTACGCAAAGATAAAATATCTTCTCCAGAAATCCAACCCTGCTTATTAGTATTTCTTTCTAAAAAAGAACCTATCGCAGTATCTACGTCTTTTTTACTTAGCCCGTAAAGATCAAACGCATCATCAAGCTCTTTTGCAACTTTGGCTTGCATCTGATCAATAAATTGAGTTTTATTAATTTGAAAACTTTTTCTATTTACTACTTCAAATCCTTTAGAAGTCCAGTTATCAGAAAGCTCAGAAAAAGCCTCATTTACATTTTTCTTACTAAGAATAGATGCTTCAGTTTTTTTACTAATAGAAGAAGGCAAAGATAAAGTAAAGGCTTTTTTACGGAACTCATTCTCAGCACTTATAACAGATTGATTAAGTTTTTGAGTTCTTGCCGTTAAAGCCACATTTCTTCTATCTATTATTTTTGCCTCGGCATTTGCAGTAGCTTCTTTTACTCCCTTTAATTGCAAATCTTCATTTTTTTTCAAAAGAGCAGTAGAAAAATCTTCTTGATTCTTTAAATACTTAGTCATGCCAGATGTTTCTTTTATAAGATTCATTCTTGCCTGACCTTCTGCTACTTTTGTTTCAAATGGAGCTGCATATTTTTTGTTTTGCTGAGCTATCAATCCTCTTGCTACAGGAAGGTCTTTTACTATTCCTTTGTATATATTCTCTAAAGCCTTTCCGTCTTCTGACATTGAAAGACCTCTAAACCCTTCTTCTGTTCTTAGTTGTCTGGATACTCTTTGGTCTGAAGCAGCTCTTACTGCTTTACCAAGTCCTTTTAGCGCAACTCCTGTTGTCACTGAACTTATCATCCCGTCAATAGCAGACTGCCCTAGGTCTGCCCCTTGTTGAGAATAACCAACTCCTGATAAAGCTCCAATAGCAGCCATTTCAGCGACAGGAGCTATAGGTGAAGAAAGAGCCGCTCCTCTTGATAAAACAGAAGAAACAGAAGCAGGAACTCCAGAGGCGACCTGAGATATTGCTTTTGTTGCTGTAGGAGCAGCAGAAGCGGCTCTTGACGCTAATGTAGTAGCGCCTCTCGCAATAGCTCCTCCAAATGGAGTTACGGCAAGACCTCCTGCTAAATTTAAAGCTAAAGAAGCTTCTGGAAATTTTTCTTGGTAAGCATTTCTTTCAGCCTCCATTTCCATGACTGTATTTTCATATAGAGAAGAATAGCTTTCAGTAGACCCTGTTGCCAATTTTGTTGCTGCGCTTACTGCCGAAGCTATTTCGTCAGAAAACCCAAAAGTAACGCCATCTAAAAACATCATGGCAGCCATCGTTGGGTCATCATACCAAGACTCATCTGACAAAACCGATCCGCTTAACAAAGCATTCATGCCTTCTGGTACATATTGCTTGCGAGTTTCTTGTTGCTCGGTTGTGCCTCGAAGAATTGCTAACGTATCTCCAGTGGCATAAGTTTTTTTACTTTGCTCAGCCATAACTTTGCACCGCTTTAATTAATAGATTCAATTTTCAATTCAGTAATAGGCTCTTCAGTATACCAATTCTCTTGCCCGTCTTGACTTATTTCTCTGAAGTATATTCTTCCATTTAATACTTTAACATCTTGGTATGTTGATAAGTTAGTGTTAAGTCTAACTGGTAGATTTGATTCAGCCCCAAGCTCTATTGCTAAGAAGTTTGTATAATGATTTTCAATCTTTTGCAAAGCATCTAAAATCAATTCAGGGTCTTGTAAATTATTCAAAGAAGCTACTGTTGATTTCAGTAATGCCAATTCTCTATCTGATACGTTGCCTAAAGCGCCGCCTGTTTTTGATCTTCTTCTCATTAACTCTAGCCTATCAAAAGCCAAATTTGCTTCTAAAGGCTCAATAACGGCGTTAAGATTTCTTTGAGGTTGCAAAAACAAAGCTTCAACAGGAGCAGAGCCAAGAGATTTGATAAGCTCTGGCACTTGCCCTGCAGCTCTTGAGCTATTTTCTAGTATATCTCTAGCCTTATAAATTGCAGATATGTTGTTTTCATATTTAGAAAGAGCAGAAAGCCCTTCTTCATAAGGAACAGCCCCATAAGTTTTTCTTGTTGCGCTTGTTTGAGGTTCAGGCGTAGCCTGTTGAGGCTGCAATATTGCAGGAGGCTCTGCATTTGGATCAATTTCGCCTTGCTCGCTTATAGTGCCTTGACCTGCAATTGTAGAAGAAACAGTCTGCCCTGAAATTAATCTTGGCAAATCACTAGCAGCAACATTAATAGCTACTGGATTGTTTGGGTCAGCCGTTAATCCGACTACTCTTTGAACTCCGTTAGCATCTGTAGTTTGTATCCAATTTTGAATTCTTAAATCTTCAACAGGCTCAGTTTCACCAGTTG